GATATGGAAGACCGTGTAGTTGATCTAGAAGATGCTCTAGATGAACTAAAAGCAGAATTCGAAAAGCTAATGGGCGACGAAGAAGGTGATGATGAAGGCGACATGGACATGGATATGGACATGGATATGGACATGGATGCTGACATGGATGCTGACATGGGCGATGATGAAGAAGAGATGGAATCAGTTGAAATGGAAGAAACTGATGAAGTTGAAGAAGATTCAGACTTTGTGCGTGAGTACACCGAAAAAGTTGCAGATGCAAAAGGTGAAGATCACAAAGCAGCATCACCAGTAGCTGGTAAAAATGACATGGGTGGTTCAGCAAAGAATATTGCACAAGGCGGCGACGAAGCTGGCGGCAGTGTTGCAGCACCTAAAGTTGACGATGCAGGTAATAAAAATAAGCCAGGCGGTAAAGCCGGTTTAGAAAAAGCCTAAGGTAACCTTACATGAACTATCTAAGAGAAAACCTTACATTTGACCAAGCTCAAGTAGTACTTGAAGGTACTGCCGACGGTAAGGATCTCTACATGAAAGGCATTTGTATTCAGGGCGGGGTTAAAAACGCAAATCAGCGTGTTTACCCTGTTTCTGAGATTTCTGATGCTGTACAAAGTATCAATGAACAAATTCAAGAAGGACGTAGCGTTCTTGGTGAAGTTGATCATCCAGATGACTTGAAAATTAACATTGACAGAGTTTGTCTAATGGTAGAAAGCATGTGGATGGATGGACCAAACGGTTACGGAAAACTTAAAATCATTCCAACTCCAATGGGTAATCTAGTGAGAACCATGTTGGATAGTGGAGTTAAATTGGGAGTGAGCAGTCGAGGTAGCGGAAACGTTAATGAATCAACTGGTCATGTATCCGATTTCGAAATTGTCACAGTAGATGTTGTGGCACAACCCAGTGCGCCAAATGCATACCCTACAGCCATTTATGAAGGCTTGTTGAATATGCGACATGGCCATAAAGTGCTTGAAATGGCCCGCGAATCAGGCGGCGACATTCGAGTGCAAAAATACTTGAGAGATGAAGTTGTTCGTCTCATCAAGGATCTAAAGATCTAGGAGATTATTAATGCTAGATGCTCTAAAACCTTTATTGGATAGTGATCTTATTAACGAATCAACTCGTAATGAAATTCAAGAAGCATGGGACGCAAAGTTAAATGAAACTCGCGAATCTGTAACTGCTGAACTTCGTGAAGAGTTTGCTCGTAAATACGAACATGACAAATCCACAATGGTTGAGGCTTTGGATCGTATGGTAACTGAAAGTTTAAGTGAAGAAGTTGCACAGATTGCTGAAGAGAAAAAAGCTCTTGCAGAAGATCGTGCTAAGTTTGTCACAAGAATGCAAAACAGTTCAGGTAACTTTGATAAATTTATGGTTGAAACACTAACCAAAGAAATCAAAGAACTACACAATGATCGTGCAGCACAAGCAGATACAATTGCAAAATTGGAACAGTTTGTTGTTGGTCAACTCTCAGAAGAGATTCAAGAGTTCCAAGCAGATCGTCAAGACGTCGTTGAGACAAAGGTTCGCCTTGTAAAAGAGGCACGTGAGCAGTTTAAAGCTCTTAAAGAAAACTTTGTCAAGAAGTCTAGTGCAGTGCTTGAAGAAGCAGTTACTACACATCTTAAGTCAGAAATCAGTCAATTAAAAGAGGACATTGAAGTTGCTAAAAATAACAACTTTGGTAGAAAGATTTTTGAAGCATTTGCTACCGAGTTTAGTTCAAGTATGCTCAACGAAAACCAGGAAATTAAAGACTTAAAGTCTAAAATGGTAGAAGTTGAAAAGCAATTGGATGAAGCAAATGTTGCAATTGCAGAGAAGAATCAAATTGTTGAGAGTAAAGAAGCAGAAATCAAAGCAATCACTGAGAGCACAGCTCGCAAGGATGCAATGGAATCACTTCTCAAGCCACTTAACAAAGAGAAAAGCGCAATCATGCGTGATCTATTAGAGAGCGTACAAACTGCAAAGTTAGAAAATGCTTTCAATCGTTATTTGCCTGCCGTTTTAGATGGTAAGACTTTGGTTAAAGAAACAAAATCAATTGATAAAAAGAAAATCAACGAAAGCCGCACAGAAGTCACTGGTAATAAACAAACTAAAAAACCTGTAGCACAAGAAGATGATGGTAACATCATTCAGCTTCGTGCATTAGCAGGGCTTAAATAGAGTACAATAAGGGGACTATAAATGTCAGACGTACTATTAGAAAGCCGTTGGTCCGACACCAAAGACGCACTTCTTGAAGGTCTTGAAGGTAACCGTCGTTCATCAATGGGCGTTGTTCTTGAGAACACACGCAAGTACTTGAAAGAGGCCGCTTCAACAGGCGCTTCAGCTTCAGGTAACATCGCAACACTTAACCGTGTGATCCTTCCAGTGATCAGACGTGTTATGCCAACAGTTATTGCTAACGAAATTGTTGGTGTTCAGCCAATGCAAGGTCCAGTGGGTCAAATCCACACACTTCGCGTTCGTTATGCAGACAGCGTAACTTCAAGTGCTGGTGCACCATTCGACACAAGCACAACAGCTGGTGACGAAGCACTATCACCATTCAAAATTGCAACAGCATATTCAGGTTCAACTACAACAGGTAAAGCTAACCCAACAGCAGCAGCTGAAGGTACAGGCGGCAACAAGATCTCAATCCAGATCCTAAAGCAGCCAGTTGAAGCAAAAACTCGTAAGCTACAAGCTCGCTGGACATTTGAAGCTGCACAAGATGCAGAATCAATGCATGGTATTGATGTTGAAGCTGAAATCATGGCAGCACTTGCACAAGAAATTACTGCAGAAATTGATCAGGAAGTACTAGGTTCACTACGTTCACTAGCCGCTACTGAAGAAACTTTCAACCAAGCAGCAGTTTCTGGTACAGCAACATACGTTGGTGACGAGCATGCAGCACTTGCAGTTCTAATCAACCGCACAGCAAACAAGATTGCACAGCGCACACGTCGCGGTGCAGGTAACTTTGCAGTTGTTTCACCACAGGCACTTACAGTGCTACAGAGTGCATCAACAAGTGCATTTGCTCGTACAACAGAAGGCACATTTGAAGCACCTACAAACACTAAGTTTGTTGGTTCATTGAACGGTGCAATGCGTGTTTATGTTGATTCATATGCAGCAGACGACACAGCAGTTCTAGTTGGCTACAAAGGCTCAAGTGAAACAGATGCGGCAGCATTCTATTGCCCATACGTTCCGCTAATGTCAAGTGGCACAGTGCTTGATCCAGCAACATTCGAGCCAGTCGTATCATTTATGACTCGCTACGGATATGTTGAGTTGTCAAACACAGCAAGTTCACTAGGCAACGCCGGCGATTACGTTGGCGAGGTAGCAATGAGCAACATCTCATTCTCATAAGCCTAGCTTAGACACTATCATAGAAACAGCACCTTCGGGTGCTGTTTTTTTATGACTTTTTTTAGTTACACGGCGACTTGCAGAAAAACAATAAATACACTATCAGCAAAGACTGATTTATGCGGGACCACCGCGTACCCAGGAGAACTGGGATTGGACTTCTTGAAGGAGAAAACAAATGGGTAGACCACTAAGATCACGTGAAACAGTAGATAGCACTGAAAAAGAAGGTGTTATTGGCGATAGTTCAAAGTCAGGCCAACAGATTACAATGCAAGCATTTGTAACAGGTGGTAGTGCTAATGTCACAACAAATATAATTCAAAAAGGTACACACCGTTTCCGTTGCACAACATCAGATGGCACAGAAACTTGTACACTAACTGCAGTAGCAAGTGGCTCACTAGCAGCAGGTCAGTGCCAACTAACAGCAACAGACAGTGCAGCCGGTACTTACTTTGTAAGTCGTATCGGTCCTAACTGGATTGAAATTGGTGCATTAGGCACAGGTACACAGGTTGCAGTAGGCGATCGTGTACAGTGGGTTGATGATCAAACATCAGCAGTTGCAATCAACACAGGTACATATGCTATTGGTGATGTAAATCAGCCAGGCAGGTTCCAAGTCGTAACAGCATAATTTTGCTATTGACAAACAGAGAGGTTACAGTTATAATAGACTGTAACCTTTTTTATTGACATGACACAATTTGGATTCGTATTAGGCAACGGTAAAACTAGAGCACAGGTTAATCCTGTGCGATTACGCCACCATGGACTTCTTTATGTATGCAATCGAGCATGCGAAGAAATGGAGTACGACTATTGTATAGCAGTTGATAAAAAAATTTCGCGTGAATTACAAGATAAAAAATATACCATATACACACGCACTCAAAACTGTTTTAATCAATATAGTCTGCCATTACAACACAATTCAGGTTGGAGTAGCGGTCCAGCTGCAGCTGGTATGGCAGTATTAAACGGTCATCCTTACATATTTTTAATAGGCATGGACCTAATCAGTGACACTGATACAATTAATAATTTATATGCAGACACACCGCATTATAAATCTAGTAGCAGTACAGCTACTCCGTATGTGAATTGGATTTCGCAAATACAAACACTAATCAAAAAACATAACCACCAAAGATTTATTCATGTAAACCCACTTCTTGGATTTAGCCCTGATGCCTGGCAGAAGTATGATAATTTTACAACAATGACATTACACGAGTTTAACACTATGATAAATAATACTGTAGACTTATAGTGGACAATTGAATGGCAAAAATAGAAAAAGTTACTGGTGATTTAACACTAGACCCAACTGGAAATATTAATTTAAATAGTAACACCATTGTCAATGGTGATCTAACTGTTGTTGGTTCAAGTACCAGTGTTGAAACTACAAATACAGAAATTGCAGACAGACAAATTGTACTCAATAAAGGCGAGTCAGGCACTGGCGTAACTGGCGTATACAGTGGACTTGAAATTGAACGCGGTAGTACTGCAAATGCCTGGTTTGTGTTTGACGAAAGCACAGATACATTTCGGGTAAGCACAGATGGTGGTGTTAGTTTTGTTAATGTACTCACAGGCGTTGGCGGCAGCGGTATGGAAAACGTTGTTGAAGATACTACTCCACAATTGGGAGGTGACCTCGAAACAAATGGTTATAATATTGTTAGTGCGCAGAGTAATGAAGATATTCAATTAATACCAAGTGGTGCAGGACGAGTCACAATTGATGCACCATTAAAAATTACACATCAAGGCAGTACACCAGCTGCAAGCACAGATGCAACAATAGTTTATGCCGGTGACGCTGGTAGCGGCGGCTCAGGCGTTTTCTTTGTAAATGGCAGTACCTCAGATGAACTTGTAAGTAAAACAAAAGCTATTGTGTACGGCATAATTTTTTAAAGGAACAAACAGATGGCTATTACCCAAGAAGGCGCTATAGGAACAGGTGCAACAACAATTTATACCAGTAGTGGATTAACAGCTATTACTTGTATGTTTTTAATGAATGACAATGCAGCAGCAAGAATAGTAGAAGTACATGTTGTAAAAAACGGAGCATCAGCTACAGTAAGTAATAAAATTATTAAAAATCTTACAATTGATCCTGCTGATACATATGTAACCAATTTAGAAAAGCTAATTCTTGACAATGGCGATACTATACAGGTATCTGCTAGTGCTGGATCAAGTGTTTATGCAACAGTTAGTTCGGTATCTATGTAATGGCTGGCTTTGTAAAAAACAAAAGTACTGATGACGGTGGGAATAATATTAAACATGACATTGCTGGTGCAAGTACTACAGCAAGCGGTAGCACTGCAGACAGACCAACTGATCCAGTTAGTGGTGATTTGCGTTTTAATACTGACACCAATAAAATGGAATACTTTGATGGTTCGTCATTTCTTCAGCTCAGTAAAGAAGGTGATGTTGCAATCACACAAGATAGCTTCACAGGCGATGGGTCAACATTAGCATTTACAATGAGTACCAGTGTTGCTAGTGATCAAACTCAACGAGTAATTGTTGCTGTTGGAAATGTATTCCAGAATCCAGCTAGTGCTTATACACTAAGTGGTACAACTATTACATTCACAAGCCCACCTGGTAATTCAGAAACTATTACTGTAATTCATGGCTTTGACAGTACTACACATTAAAGCATAAATAACTTTAACAAACCCTGGCACCTCGGAAGTTAGTATGGTGCTCGCAGGATAGCGGAGTGTACTTGTATGGCTATAAGTCGTATTGGGGGTAAAGCCCTAAAAGCAAATCTAGAACGTGATAGCAATCTCACATTTGATACAGACACTCTTGTAATAGATTATGCCAACGGAAGAGTTGGTGTTAAAACTGCAAATCCATCAACAGAATTACAAATAACCGGAACAGCAACAGCAACATATTTTGTTGGTGATGGTAGCCAGCTTACAAACATTCCTACTGATCTTGTAAACGACTCAACTCCTCAGCTTGGAGGAGATTTAGATGTCAATGGATCTAACATTGTTAGCAGCCGCAGCAACGAGGACATCATCATTGATCCAAATGGCACAGGTGCTGTTATATTAAACAGCGATGCTAATGTTGCAGGAAACTTTACACTTGAGACTGGTGTTCATGCAAATAAAATTCTAGATGAAGATGACTTGAATAGCAATGATGACGAAGCACTTGCTACACAACAAAGTATTAAAGCATATGTAGATTCGCAAGTTGCAGGCGGTGGTGTTAATGGTATGCTGGTAGCACTAAGTACTCCAACTGATGGAAGTTTAACTACAGATGGTGCATATCAAGGATGGACAACAAGCACAAAAGTTACTGATGCTATTGACGATTTAAACGAAGTTACAGAGAATATTCGTAACAATACATTTATTAAAGATGTTACTTTTACTGCAAGTGTAACAGCAGGCGGAAGCGGATTTAGTACTACACTTAGCATAAGTGCAACTGGCACTGCAGATCAATATGTTATTGACTGGGGAGATGGCACAAGTAACACAACAACTTCTAGCACTAGTCCGAGTCATACTTACACAAACTATGCAGACAGCCCGCACAGTATTACGGTCACAGCAAGTAATACTAGTGGTAGCGGCACCGGCAGTAGTGCAACATTTACAAGAACAGATTACATTGCAGTATATACTCCAAATCCTACTGTAGCATTTGAAGCATATGCAGCAAGTTCAGGCGGTAGTGCTATTACAAGTTGGGATGATGGCGCAACAATTTACTTCCAGAATAATAGTACAAATACTGATATTGATGGAGCAACCATACAGTGGACATGGGATTGGGGCGATAGCCAAAGTGATGATGTTATTAGTAATGACACAGATGCAGGCAGTCAGTCCGGTGGTAGAATAGCACACACGTTTGATACTGCATCAGAAGCAGAACAACAGTTTACCGTCAGATTAACTCTTGACACAATGAGTACTGCTGATCCTGCAGTAATACCAATAAACACCACAGACACATTTAAAATTTACGATACACACACGCCAACAGTTACACTAGACGACGACAGCGGTGTTAATGAAGAAGCAACTAGTGGTCATGTTGTACAACTTACAAATACAACTGAAGCAGGTGTAGGTAGTCAAGCAACATATGGTATTACATATCAATACCAGTTTGGCGACGGAACAAGCAATGTAAATGTAAATGCAGGCAGTGGCAGTGCTGGTGACAGAAACCAAGCACTTAGTCACACCTATGCATTAAGTAGTAGTGATCAAGCAAACGGCACAGCTAGAGATTATACTGGTAACTTGCGTGTTATCAGCAATCACACAAGCAGTCCATTTATTAGTAGTACATTCTCAGTACATGTTGAACCGGATGTGAGAGCAAACATTGCTGGTACTGCAGTTACAGTAAACACAGGCAGTGGTGACAACAACAAGACAATATATGATTTTACAGACTTGGATGGCGTAAACCGCGCCATTGTGCGTATGACAAATACAAGTCAAAACGCAGATGATTATGTTTATGACTGGGATGATTCAAGCAGCAACGATAGTGTTACAGAAGATGGTTCGAGTGCAGGTAGCATTGGTGCAACACTTGATCATGACTATGCAGGCGAAGGTACAGCAAACTACAATGTGTCGTTTACAGCAAATGGTACACCTGATATTACTGCACAAACAGACACAGACACAGGCATTACATTTAACTTAAAAGCAACACCTGCTGCCCCAGCAAATTTAAGTACAAAAACTATTACACTTTCAGATACTGCACAAGGCACATTACCAAGATTGGCTGTTGGTTTTACTGACAACACCGGAAGTGCAACTGCACTAACTGCAGGTGCAGATTTAACAACATCATCATCAAGAAGATATACAAGTGGCACACTTGATACCAGTACAGCAAGCAACTTTTACAATGGTGCAACCGGTACACTTGCTGCAGAGATCAACGGCAGCGACGACGGTACAAAAACATTTACTGCAAGTGAAAATGAAACAGGAACATTTACAAGTCTTGTTGTAACTAGCAATGTAGATTATGACACAGTGGTTAGTAGTTATCCACAGAGACTATACTTGGTAGCAAGTGCAAAGATTACAAAAGCAGCAAGTGGGTACAGCACAGGACTAAGTGCGCAACGATTAACACACACCACCACAGGCAACACAAACTATGTTCATATATTAAAAGATGACATGACAAGCAGTCCAAGTTTTGGCACTAGCGGATCACTAAGTGCTGGCACTAACGGAACATACAGATATGTTAGTGGTATACCTTACTACAACAGTGGCAGTCCAACTGTAAACATTACTGGTATGACCATTAACAATCTTGTTGGACAAGCATACACAAACCAGTCAAACATTGTTGAAGTAGACAGTGGCACAAACTACGAAGGCACAAGCAGTGCAGCAAGTAATGCAAATGACTATAGTTACAGTGATATTGATGGTGCAACTACAATGCTTGACAGCGGCACACCAAAAGTAAACATTGGTACAAGCAGTGCATATGCTATTGGAGATTTAAGTGTTCCGATTACAACTAGCAGTGTGCGCACAGTTGAAACTATTAAAGCAAGAGCAAGAAATGTAAACGGTATTAGTTCTTACAGTGAACTATCTACTAAGTTGCAAGTACACACAGCGGCACAAAGCGGCATTAGTGAAATTGCTATTGCAGTAAGTGATAGTTTAGGTGCAGGCTATGACGATGATGGTGTTCGTGTATTTGACTTTAGTAGCGACACAACAGACACACCGAGTTACACAGATACTACAAACTTCTACACAAACAGTGTATACACAGAAAGTGCAGATCCAGGCGTTGCAGGAACTAAAGAAGCAACCATTAGACTAGGTGTACTAAAACATGATGTTACTGATTATAGCACAGGCTATTTGCCAGCTGGTCCAGACAGAAGTGGTGACACAGGAACACAGTACTTTACATTTGCCTTCCGTAGAACAACTACTGCAAACTTTGATATTAATATTACAAGTTCAAGTGGTATCG